TCCCTATCAAGATTGCTCAGTGATGAGTATCAAGAGAAGGCATCTGTGCTAGGTTATGTACCACTTAGAGGTGACATCCTTGAGAAGTCTCGTGCTGCTGTGGAAAGAATAAGTGATTGACTTTATTGAGATCTATGATAATAGTATTACACCCACACAGTGTAATACTATCATAGACTACTTTGATAATAATCCCAACGTTACTCAGGGAATGGCTGGAGATAAGATTGATAAATCTATCAAGGACAGTTGGGATTTATATCGTAATTTTAATGAAAGAAATGAAATAGATTATATAATCTATAAAACTTTGGTGGAACAGACTGCGAAGTATAAGGAGAAACATCACCATGTTAATTCCTGTATGGATTCGTGGTCTGTTTTTAATGGGTATAATATTCAAAAGTATGATCCAGGACAAGGGTATAATAAAGTTCATTGCGAGTCTGATTGTAGACAGGATTCTGCAAGAATGTTAGTTTGGATGATATATCTCAATACAGTTACAGATGGAGGTGGTACATATTTTGATAATTATGATAGAATAACTGATGCAGTTGAGGGACGGTGTGTTATTTGGCCAGCATCTTGGACTCATTGTCATCGAGGAGTAGTCAGTAAGACTGAAACCAAATATATTGTTACAGGATGGTACGCATTTGATTAAAACTATTGTTATTGTTGGTGGTGGTACTGCTGGATGGGCTACTGCTCATCAGTTTATTAAAGGTACTACTGGTATAGAAGTTATTGTTGTGTCATCACCAGATGTACCTATTGTTGGAGTTGGTGAAAGTACAACAGGTATTTTTAATGAGTTAATTAATAATATTACTGACGAAAAAGAATTTTTAAGAGAGACACAGTCTACTTTTAAAATAGGTATTAAACATAGTGACTGGGATGAGGTGGGTAAATCATTCTTGTCTCCTTTAGGGGATTCATATCATAGTGATTTTAATTATCCTAGTGAAGACTATGATAATGTTAGGATATATCATGTAGCTAATGGAATGGAATATAATAAGTCATTCCAATCACGGTTAATGGATACTGATAGACTTCATTTCCATAATGGTGAGGGAGTATATAATTATGATTCACCTGATAGCATACCTCTTGCTTATCATTTAGATACCTATTTGACAGGAGAGTATTTAAAAAAGATTGCTAACTGTAAATATATTGAAGGTAATGTAGATGCATTTGCACAGGATAACAGGGGTTTTATAAACCATTTGATATTAGATGATGGTAGAATTATTAAGGGTGATCTTTTTATAGATTGTTCTGGGTTCTCAAGAATATTAATAGACAATATAGAACCTAATAATTTTGTATCATATGAAGATGAGTTGTTGGTTGATAGTGCAATAGTTTATAATAGAGAGTATGATAAGGATGAAACCATTAAAGGATATACTCATGCCCATGCTTTAAAGTATGGTTGGAAGTGGGAGATCCCAACACAAACTAGAATGGGATGTGGATATGTATACAGTAGTAAGTTTGTTGATAAAGATAAGGCATATGAAGAGATTAAACCTGTAGATGTATTGAATCATATTAAATTTAATTCTGGTAGATTGAAAAAACAATGGTGTAAGAATGTTATTGCTACAGGTCTTGCTAGTGGATTCCTTGAACCATTAGAAGCAACTTCTATACATGTTACTGTTATGCAGATTGCTCAATGGTTATCTAATTATTTTAAACCATCTTTAGATTTGAATGTTCAGTCTATTCAAGATCAATACAATGAAGACATGGCATATATGTGGGATAATTTAAAAGACTTTATTGTTTTTCATTATATTTCACGTAGAAAAGATACTGATTTTTGGATACAATCTTCTAGTCCAGAAAGATGGAGTCCCAGATTAACTAGACTTGTAGATATATGGAAGCATAGGATGCCTCGTACTACAGATTTTATTATTGGTAAGAGTAATAATTTTCATGCTATGGGTAATCCATTGTGGTATCATATTGCTATTGGTATGAATATGTTAGATCCTGATATAGCAAGGCAAGAGCTTGAGGGGTATGGTATATACAAACAGACCGAAGATCATTGCAATAAAATATATAATGCTGTTGAAGAGATACTACCTAACATGATGAAAACTAATGACTATTACCAGCATATATAATATACAACAAAAGAGACCCAAGAGGTCTCTTTTTATATGGAGAGAGACATGAATGTCTATTTGAATTTAAAACCAAATAACCATGACGGTGAGTCGGATCTCTTGACAGTTGATGTACCTTCAAGTTATACTGAGGAATTACTAAAACATGTCAGACCTATTGCCGAAGAAAAAAATGTACCTGAGTCACGTATACTTAAGGACATTATAAAACAATCTATTAACGAAATACAGAGGAGAAGTTATGAGCGTAAGAGTCGTAAGAACCAGAAGCGGTGACGACGTTATCTGTGATTTATTTGAGGTTACTACTAAAGATGATACTGAGAAACCAGTTGCTTTTCAACTAGTTAATGCTTATTATCTTTATCTAGTTGATCCTAATCCTGAGATTGAAATCGAAGGTGGTGGAGAAATAAATAAAATTTCTAAACCAGAAATAAAATTTGAACCTTATGCTCCTTTCTGTAAGGAAGATAGGATCATGGTTAAATTAGATGAGGTAGTTACTGCATATGAAACGCATGACGAGATCATCAAAAAGTACAATCAATTAGTGGAGGCTACACGTGGAAGAGGAGATGATGCAACAGCAGTTGAAAGTAATACTGCTGAAACAGAGATCGGAATATCTGTTAGGGAAGGTGACTGAATTGGATGAGGAACCTAGTATCCTTATAGAGCAATGTTATGAGATACTTTCTGATAAAGAGATTAGACCTTTTCCTTCTTTCACATCCCAACGTGATGTCTTCTTGACTTCTGATACGATTATGAGTATACTAGATCCAAGTGCAAACTTGATTGATCTATACAACAAGAAATGAGTCAGTTCTACACCAACATCCAATTAGCTGGTGACACTATTCTTTATAGGGGGTATCAAGATGGAGAACCAGTACAGTTCCGTACTAAATTTTCTCCTACTTTATTTGTACCTTCTAAAAAGAATGAGAAGTATAAGACACTTGATGGGAGATCTGTTGCTCCTATGGAGTTCTTAACTGCTAGAGATGCTAGAGAATTTATTAAAAAGTATGATGGTGTAGAGGGGTTTGAAGTACATGGATATGAACGTTTTGTATATCAGTATATAAGACGTGAGTTTCCAGGTGAGATTGATTATAGTATCAATCAGATGAAGATCTTTGCGTTGGACATTGAGGTTCAATGTGAGAATGGATTCCCTGATGTAGAAGCAGCAGCAGAAGAGATGCTTTCGATTACCATTAAGGATATGGTATCGAAAGAATTTTTTGTATGGGCTGTTAGAGAGTTTGAAGTACCTGATGGTGTCAAGGCATTTATCTATGACACTGAAAGGGATATGCTTAAAAACTTTATTGAGTGGTGGGTACATAATACACCAGATATCCTTACAGGATGGAACGTCAATTTGTATGACGTACCTTATATTGCACGTAGGGTAAATAGAACGTTGGGTGAGAAATGGATGAAGTCCTTATCACCTTGGAACCGTGCTAATGAAAGGGAGGTATATGTCCAAGGACGTAAAAATTATGCTTATGATGTTAGTGGGATTAACATTCTCGACTATCTTGATCTTTACCGTAAGTTTACTTATAGTAACCAGGAATCATACAGACTCGATCATATCGCTTTTGTTGAACTAGGTCAGCGTAAGGTTGATCACAGTGAATATGATAACTTTAAAGACTTCTATACTTCTGATTGGCAGAAGTTTATAGAGTATAACATCCAAGACGTTGAGTTGATTGACAGATTGGAAGATAAGATGAAGTTGCTAGAACTAGCAATCACAATGGCATATGATGCCAAAGCAAACTTTGAAGATGTGTATTCCCAAGTTCGTATGTGGGATACCATCATCTACAATTACTTAAGCGACAAGAACATTGTTGTACCACCCAGAAAGGGATCTAAAAAAGATGAAAAATACGCAGGAGCATATGTTAAAGAACCGAAACCAGGACGCTATGATTGGGTTGTGTCTTTTGACCTCAATAGCCTGTATCCTCATCTTATTATGCAGTACAACATCTCCCCAGAGACCCTCTGGGAGACTCGACATTCCAGCTCGAGCGTTGAACGGATTCTAAATCAAGAGATTGATTTTAGTGATTGTAAATTTGCTGTGTGTGCTAACGGTGCTCAATACCGTAAGGACGTGCATGGATTTCTACCAGAAATTATGCAGAAGATCTATGATGAACGTACGATCTATAAGAAGTTGATGCTTAAATCTAAGAGTGAGTATGAGAAGAACCCAACTGAAAAACTAAAGAAGGATATTAGTAAGTACAATAACATCCAGATGGCACGTAAGATTCAATTGAACTCTGCCTATGGTGCTATTGGTAATCAATACTTTAGATATTATAACCTAGCGAATGCAGAGGCAATTACTCTGTCAGGACAGGTTAGTATTAGATGGATTGAAAATAAAATGAATCAGTATCTTAACAAGATACTTAAAACAGAGGAGGAAGATTATGTTATTGCTAGTGATACTGATAGTATCTACCTCAACCTTGGTCCTTTGGTTGAGAGTGTATACAAGGGGAGAGAGAAAGTTAATAAAAGCATTGTTAGGTTCCTTGACAAGGTGTGTGAAACTAAACTTGAGCCTTATATTGAAAGTTCTTACCAAGAATTGGCCGACTACGTTGGAGCGTACGACCAGAAAATGATTATGAAGAGGGAGAACATTGCCAATAAAGGTATATGGACTGCCAAGAAGAGATACATTCTTAATGTATGGAATAGTGAGGGTGTTGAATATACTGAACCCAAGTTAAAGGTTATGGGTATAGAGTGTGTTAAGTCATCCACACCTGGTGCTTGTAGGGATAAGATTAAGGAGTGCTTGACGGTGATTATGAATGAGGGTGAGGAAGAAGCACAGAAGTTTATTAAAGACTTTAGAGATAATTTTGATCAGTTGCCTGTTGAGGATATATCATTTCCTAGAGGATGCAACGGGATAAATAAGTGGGCAAACCCATCCAGTATATACAGCAAAGGAACACCCATACATGTGCGTGGTGCTTTGCTGTTTAATCATTATAATAAGAAGAACAAGTTACAACATAAGTATCCTTTAATACAGGATGGCGAAAAGATTAAATTTGTTTATCTTAAGACCCCAAACAAGATAGGAGAGAATGTGATTTCTTATTTACAAACTCTTCCTACAGAGTTTGGGCTTGACAAACAGGTAGACTATGACTTACAATTCAACAAGAGTTTTCTTGAACCAATCAAAGTCATTATGGATACAATCGGATGGAAGCCAGAAAAAGTTGCTAGCTTGGAGTTCCTATTCGGATGACCACATACATTGTTGAATATCAAAAAGCTTTTGGTGCTGGTGCTATGCCAGAGGAAAAAGAATTTTTTGATGAAGATGAAGCCAAATGGTTTGAACGTGCTTTGAAACGTTCTAATTACATTACAAAATTATTTAAGAAAAGTCCATGAGTTTTTTACAGGATGTAGTAAAGGAGATCGGTAATGAATACGCTTCTCTCGTTAGTGATGGTGTTGCTGCTGGTGACACAAGTAATTTTATCGATACAGGTAGTTACATCTTTAACGCACTTGTCTCAGGAAGCATCTACGGAGGTATTCCAGGGAATAAGATCACAGCTATTGCAGGTGAGTCAAGCACAGGCAAAACTTTTTTCTGCCTTGGTGTGGTACAGCATTTTCTCGAATCTAATCCTGATTCTGGGGTTATTTACTTTGAGTCTGAGAGTGCATTAAGTAAACAACAGATTGAAGAGAGGGGTATCGATTCTTCTCGTATGATGATTGTACCTGTTACTACAGTACAAGAATTTAGGACACAATCTATAAGAATATTAGACAAATATTTAGAACAACCAGCAGATAAGAGACAACCCTTAATGTTTGTTTTAGATTCTCTTGGTATGTTATCAACCAGTAAGGAGGTTGAGGACAGTGAAGCAGGTAAAGACACTCGTGACATGACTAGAGCACAAGTTGTTAAGTCAATCTTTAGAGTTCTTACCCTTAAATTAGGTAAAGCAAACGTTCCAATGTTGGTTACCAACCATACATATGATGTAGTAGGATCTTATATCCCCACAAAGGAGATGGGAGGTGGCAGTGGACTCAAATACGCAGCAAGCACAATCATATATCTATCTAAAAAGAAAGAGAAGGATGGTAAAGAGGTTGTGGGAAATATT